TCTGTTTTATAGTTGTAGCAGTTACATTTAAACCTTTTACCATTATGTACAGTTTCTATAGTATAGAAATCAACGCCTGTTGAGAGTGCGACTTTTGCACCCAAACCAAATGCGCCAAAGTTCTCACTAGTATTTCTTTTCGTAGAATAACCTAGTTCTAGAACCCCTTCTAACCTTCTATCTCCTATACCCACACCAAAATCTGTAACACTAAACTTATCACAAAAACCTGTACCTTCATTTTCTTTGTATTTAAGGTGAACTGTTTTTGATCCTGTATTTAAATGTGACAAATTATAATATGAAAGATCAAAGTTACTATCTGTGTAAGCTTCTCCTTCTCGCTGAATATAGTAGTCTTCTGCTTTCTTTGTACCTCTTAGTATCTCTATGGCCATTTCCTTCTCACGTTGAGAGTCACATGCATTTGTAGTTAACTCTCTAACTGTTGATGGAATTGGCTGGGAGTACTGAGACGCTTGAAGAATGTCAAAGACTAGCTTTTCAGCACCTTTGTTGATTTTCTTCTTGACACCCTCTTGTCCACTTTGGATGTCTCGATCAATTGTTTTAATACTCATCTTATAAATTCTTTTAATTTGTTATAATACTCTTTTTGAATTTTAGTTAACATCCATTCTTGTGCAGGATGTATCCTATCTTTATACATATATCCGTAGATATACGAGACTGCAGGAAGTTTTTCCTCTAGCCTTTTTTGATACCAGCAATCTTTATCAGAGTTTGTAACCATAGGGCCAGGCATATCATAATAATATAATATAGCCCCATTAGTTTTTAACCTACGATCTCTAAACAGTCCTGTATAATGAGAACCTGATCCGTAAGACACTCTAATTAAATCGCCTGGCTGTAACTCATCAACCCATTTATGGATTGGAGTTACATTCTCCATTTGATTCATGTCATAAATTTTTAATTATTTCTATTGTTTCTAGTACCTGTTTTTGATTTTTAGGTACAAATAAGACACAGTTAGGATTGTTATCGTGTAAATATTTTTTAAACATTTTCCATTTCATAGGGAATCTGTCATTAGCAAAACCTTTGCATTCAATTATCCATTTGCGTTTATGGTTAATAGCTGGAGATAAAAAGTCTGGCAAATATGTAATTGCTCTAACTTTCTCTGCTCCTCTATTTCTATAACCTGTTGTTGATTGTTCATAAGAATCAGAAGTAAAATAAAAACCCTCATGTAAAACAAACTTTTCACTTTCGTATTCGTGTTTAATTTTGTTTTCTTTTAGTTTTTTATAAGTAAATGCTTCTAATTTAGATCTAAATTTTATACCATCTATTTCAGTAGGTTTAGATCTTATCTTTGCTTTTCCTTTTCTTCTTTTAAATCTCATATATAAATTGTTTTGCTTTATCAAACCCGTGTAAAGCAACAGCATCAGATACATCTTTAGCACCCCAATCATTTGGAATGTAAAGATTATCTAAATTATACTCACTGCATATTTTAGCAGCCATAGACTGTCCAGGAGTATCATTGTCGTAAAAAATAACTATTTTTTTGAATCTTTCTTGCAGCAATTGCATTTGCAACTTGCTGGGGAGTTGCATTTCTGACTGCAGAGCAATCCCACGCAATCGCATTGCGTGCAAACACATAACATCTTTGAGGGAAGATGTAATATATAAGACATTACCTTTATCAGGAAGTTGATCATAGCCTTGAACGATGTTTTTATTAGTGTTACTAAACCATTTATTGTTTGTTTCATAAGGAGCGTAAATTTTAAATTTATTGTTAAACCTAAAAGCATAAGTAGGAGTTTTAGCTTTGAATCTATTTTCATTTATCCAATAGTATGAGATAGGCTTAACTGCAAAGATAGTTAAAATTTTCTTACTTATACCAAAAGGTTTCCAAAATCGTGCATCTGAAAAATTCCAATTTCTACTCTTTATTTTAATAATAGTGACTTTCTTGTCAACATGTTGATTACCATAAAGTGTAGGAACCTTGGACCGCACTACTCCATTTGAACTTACTAGTTTTAAATTAAAATCATTGCTAATTTGAATTAAAGCTTCAGTAAATGTTACTCCATATTTAAACTGAACATATCCAAAACAATTAAATGTATGCTCAGGATGTCCAAAATCTTTGTATAATAGATTACCGTTATAATTAACTACAGATGCTGAAGGTTTTCTATCCTCTCTCAGCTCGCTGCAAAATTTCTTATTAAGTTCTATAAATACAGAACAGTAGTATTTAAATATGTCAAACTCTGTTATTTTTTCTAATATTGTGTCTGTGTGTAATATATCATTACTTGGTCTTGATGTTATCATATCAATGTGTGTTAAAAATAAAACTATACAAGTGAGGAACGTAATAAGTTCACAAAGTATAACCGGAGAGTTAATATAATATTACAACCTCACCTGTATAGTTATTTAAAGATTATACCCAATCTTTGTCTTCATCACCAGAAGAGAATGGAAGATCTTCTGCACCACTAGGGTCAGGAGATACAACAGCTAACTCAGGTTTAAACTCACCCCATTTAAGGTCAGTAGCAAACTCTGCGTTAAATGATCCGTACTCATCGTTTAATGATTTAACAAATAAATCATCTCTTTGTGGTTTAATTCTGCCAAATATCTTAGTATAAACTTGTTGATATTTACCATCTTTTACCCCTACTAATAATCGAACCTGGTTTCCTGCTAGTATTTTTACTAGTTCTTTTAACTCTGTTACATTCCCTTGCACTATTTTATCAATAGTTTCAAAGTATACGTCTCCACCTGGTGCTACATTAGCCCATGCTTTAACAAAATTAATTAAAGTTTCCTCACCAGTAAAAGCTTTTCTTGATGTCTCAGGTTTTTGCCACCAGTCATAAGAAGGATTACCTTCTGACCATGTAGATTGACCTACAGAGTTTAACCATTGAAATTTACCAGTTTTACTAGTTCTTGTTTTATTTTGCATTAAGACCTCCATTCTAGTAGTTAGATCTTCGTTCTTAACCCAAAATACAACTTTGAAATAGTCTTCACCATTTAGTTCTAAGAAATAATTTGGTTCTTGTTTTACTTTAATGTCCATAGCGTGTAGTTCCTGCATTGTAGGATTTACTGCTACTACATTAAAATTTGAAAGTCCTGAATAACTTTTAATGCTACCCATGACCTCTTGATCTGAATTGTTGCTTGTTATAGCCATTTTATAAATTTTTAATATTAATATTTGTGTTCATTAGCCCAATCGTCTGCACGAGATTCTAATGTCTCATTGTGCTTATCTTCTTCTTTGTAAAAGACTTCTTCTTCTGTTTTAGCATCATTAATAGCTTCTAAATTTTCTGCATCTTCTTCAGCTATTTGATCTACTAAGTTAGTTTGTCCAGGTAATACATCAGTATTAACTGTGTCGTCTACAAAACTAAAAGATAATTTTTTAACTCGTTTAGCTTTCTTACCTTTTAGTACAGGGTGATCAAACATTTGTTTAACTTCCCATGCTTCTAAACTGTATTTAGCTTTAATACCTGTTCTGTCAATACCATTTTCTAGATCTGTTATGATCATTGATGTAGTAATAACTTCAGGAGTCGTGCTTTGCACCTGTTCAGTAGTTCCCGTTGTTGGGTTTATTCTCGTTTCTACCATTTTAAATGTGTTTTAAATTAATCAATAAATATTTTACTCCAATCAAGTTCCATTTCTTGGCCCTTGAGATGATCACACCGCGATCCTGCAGTTATATCATCCATAGAATTAAATGATACCATAGTAGTATCACCTTCTCTATAAATATAACCAATAGCATCAGCGTTAGCGCATGTTATTTGTTTAATCTTCCCTGTTAAGTCAAGATCTTTAGAAGAAACTTCTTTTCCTTTCTTATCTAACATCTTATCTTTGAGATGACCAACTAATATCACGTGATCTGCTAATTTGTTTAACCTTTCTATCCATCTTTTGAATGCTATTCTTAAGTATAGATAGCCAGCACCATTAGGAAGAGATAAAACTGAAATGCCTTTCTGATCTTTATCAAAGTTTTTACCCATAGGGGTAAGTTGATAGATTTTCTTGCCTTCTATTTCACACCATTCCTCAAGTTTTGTAACTGTATCTATAGCTACATACCTGTATGGTTTTTTGTTTTGCATTATTTTCTTACCAATTTCAGCAAGATCTCCTAGATTATTAGCTTTTAATTTTAAAGCTTCTATCATATCTGATCCTTCTTCTAAATCAATAATTAAACAATCTTCCAACTTGCTTAATGCAGTTGTTTTGCCTATTTTAGGCGGGCCATAAATGACCATGTTCTTAGGTGACTTACGTAAAGCACCAACCTTGTTTTTAGGTAATTCCATATATATATTATTTTTTGCGTTCTTTAATTGTAAATGTTGACATATCTGCTTCATAAGGTATCATACCAAGTAAACCATCACGGTTCTTTTCTATATGACATGCTAATAACCCTTGTGGTTCCTCATTACAGTATGTTTTTGTTATACCATAAATATCAAATGGCCTATTTAATATCATTACAACATGGGCATCTTGACCAATGCTGTCACCACCAAATAGATCTGTCAAGAGTGGCTGGTATTGATTTTTAGCTCTATGCTCTTGTTCTATATTTCTGTTTAGTTGTGATAATAATATGTTAATAACCTCCATTTTAGACTGCATCCACATGCAACCTTTAGATATTTCATTTAGTTTTTGTAGTTCTGAATGTTCATTTTGGCCTTTTATTAATCTAGAGTGGTCAAATACATTAACTACCCTTGCACCTGGAGATTTCATAAACACCTGTTCATTTGTTGCTTTAATAAAATCCATAGTTCTAGGAATATTATTAAAGAAAACAGGATACTTATTAAATTTCTGCACAGAGTCAGCATAATCTTTAAACTCTTCGTCTTTTAATCTTGCTTCTACAGACAAAAGATCGCCTAATTGCTTGTTCACACTTTTAGACGCACTACGCATAACTTGTTGATAACCTGGCATCTCAAAACTCCAATACAACACTACCATATCTTTGTTTGTATTTGCATCTAATAAATCAAATACTAATTGATTACTAAATGCAGATTTACCAACACCAGGACGACCTGCAATAACATACATTTTTCCACCCTGTAAACCACCTAATAAATTCTTATTAAGTCTTGGCCACTTGGTAGGATATACATTACGCTTACCATTCATAGCATTTTTTACAATGCTTAGTGATTGATTAACTGCCTTATCTATTCTTTGAAAACCTCTGCCTTTGAATAATTCAGAGCTGTCTTGTGATTCTTCTGTCATCGTTAATGTCTTTTATGTTCATATCTTCATACTTTTCCCACGTATGATTATTTATCCAAGTTTCAAAATTTTGTAAGTAACCTAAGTTGTCACCTTCGTGAGAAAGCTGCATCTTTAAGCAATGCATAACATGACTATGCAAATGCGGTTTATTACTTACAATCTTTTTATATTTATTTCTAGCTTTTTTATTGCTAGCTGCCTTTGGATCCTTTGCGTGTAGAACCCTTACACCACGTGTAGGGGATTCTACTTTGAAAGGGTATGCAGAACATAATTCTGCAAACATAGCATCTGTATCACTAACGAATAGATCTCTAAATTTTTGTTGTATAACGTGTTTAGTAACGTCTTCACCGTAAACAATCCACCCATCAGTTTCTAATCTGGGTGACACACGCAATTTACCAGCATACGAATATGCTTTTCTGTAAATACTATAAAGATATATATAATCGTCAGGACGTAAGCCTATATCCTGAAGTAAAGATAAGTCAATTTCTATTTTCATCCTAATTTATTTCATTTATTTTGTCAATCCAATTGACATTAGTTAAACCTTTTACTGCTGATTTTAACCACTTTTCTTCTTGTGTATCTTTTATATAAAGAACAACAATTTTACCTACTTTTTCTTCTTGAAAACGTAGTAATCGTCCCACACGTTGGATCATAGTTAATGATTTACTTGTTAGTCCAGATATAATACCATAGTCTGCATCAGGCACATCAAAACCTTGATTAAGTGCTTTAGTTGAACACAATACATTAACTTTTTTATCCTTAAAAGACGTTAATGCGTTTTCTTTTTGCTTTTTTGTCTTTTTAGAATGATATGCTAATGCAAGAGGTTCTAACGCTTCACAGATTTGATCTGTAAAATCATTAGCACCTGAAAATGTTAATACTCTTTTCTTTAAGTTAGATAATACTATCTTTTGTATTGCAGTAATTTTATTAATCGCAAAATCTACTATAGCTTTACGCTGTCTAATAGCTTTATAAAATAATACAGCCCATTGTTTTTCATGACCACCAGCATTACTGCTAGCAAGAATTCTTTTGGCTTCGTTAAAAGCATCAAATTGTCCCAACTTATATTTGTAGTGAACAAACATGTTATTTGCTTTTTTATAATCTTTAGCCTCTTCTTCTGTCAATGTAACAGGCAAACAATAGATTTTATAAGGAGATACTAATCCTAACCCTACACACTCATCCAATGTTAATTCATAGGCTACAGGAGCAAGAGTCATTAACTTTGCTTTGTATTCTAATTCTTCAGGTTGAGTTGCAGTCATACATAATAATCTATCACATGTATTGTTTTCAAAAAATTTAATGTGTTCTGTACTTAAACCTAAGTGTATCTCATCTGCTACTACAATATTATAAAATTGATTTTGTAGTTTATATGCAGACTGATAACAAACAATATCAACGCGATCTAGCACATCTGAATATTTCCATTTATTAAATTCATCTTCAAACTGTTCTTGCAATTGTATGGTTGGGACTAATACTATTCCTCTAGCTGCTTGATTCCTTCTTAAGGTTTCACCTACAGCTAGCACGCCTACACGGGACTTACCAAATCCAGTACCTGCAATTACAGATCCTTTAAATCCAGCTTTAGCCCATGCATTCAGTGCT